AACCCTCACGAAAGCCACCCCCCACCCCAAAAATCGGTCCTCGTCGCCGGCCCACTACCCCTCCGCGCAAAAATATTAAAATTTACTTTTTGCCCCTCCCTTTTTGCTTGACTTTTAGGGCTTGGAAGTTCAAAATAGGGGTAGAATTGAGAAGGGTTTGGAGATGAGGGAAATGGGATTTTGGCGTGGGCACAATGGCGGAGTGCTGCGTGGGACTGGCAGAGGGCACCGAAGCCTGCGTAAACTGGTCGCGGAGGATGAGGTTGTGGCGAAGCGGGGGAAGCCGAGCCTGCCGAAGTTGAAATTCATGGAGGGGCTGGGCCCCGAGGATCCGAGATATGACGCGGACGCGCGGGCGGCCTAAGGGGGGATATATCCCTGATGAAGATCGGCGCCCTGCCTTGCAGCGCATCAAGGAGCGTCATCGGTTGCTTGCGAAGTACATCGCTGCGGGGCTGACACGGAATGAGATCGCAGCGCGGCTGGACTACACCCCCGAGCGGGTGGGGCAACTCTCCCTCGACCCAGCGATGCAGAACCTCGTAGCGCAGTTTCGTAATCACGAGCACGTGCGCGAGATGGCGGGGTTCGATGAGATCGCACTCCTCCGCAACGTCTCGGTGCAAAACGCCCTGCGCTCCGCCATGGCGATGCAGGACACCCTCAATTATTATGAGGACGCCGATGAGCGTATGCCCGTCCGCGAATCCGCGAAGATCTTCGAGCTCTCCGCAGACCGTGTCGGCTTTGGGAAGCACGCAACCAACATCAACGTGAATGTCGATTTCGCAGCGCAGCTGGATCAAGCCATCGATCGATCACGCTCCGCAAAGCTCGTCTCCGGGAAGTTGTCCTCCCCCGATCCTTCCCGTGAGGGAGGGGCTGGTGCCGCCACCCATACACCTCCACCAGCCCCTCAACTTTCGGCGCCGCAGGAAGGGGAGGAGCCTCGTGGGGAGGTTCTTCCCCGACCTGCTTTCGGCCGGAGGTTCTAGGCGTGGACGCTAACTTCGACCCACGCCTCATTGCCTGGCTCGCTTCGGTCTCCGGGGATCCATTTGCCTTTGTCATGGGTGCGTTCCCTTGGGGGCAGCCTGGACGGCTCGCTGACGAGATCGGCCCTGAGGAATGGCAGAAAGCCCTCCTCGGCCGCATTCGTGATGGCCTAATCACCGCTGAGGCTGCGATCCAGGAGGCCACTGCCTCCGGCCACGGGGTCGGAAAGTCCTGCTGCGTTGCCTGGATCATCCTCTGGGCCATCTCTACCATGACCGATACCAAGGGCGTGATCACCGCCAACACCGAAACCCAGTTGAAAACCAAAACCTGGGCGGAGCTTGGCAAGTGGTACCACCTCTTCATCGCGAAGGATCTGTTCAAGCTCACCGCCACCTCGCTCTTCCACCCCGAGCGGGAGCGCACCTGGCGCATCGACATGGTTCCCTGGTCCGAGCGCAACACCGAGGCCTTCGCAGGGCTCCATAATAAAGGCAAACGAATCCTCCTCATCTTCGACGAAGCCTCCGCCATCCCCAACGTAATCTGGGAAACCTCCGAAGGTGCGCTCACCGATGAGGACACGCAGATAATCTGGCTGGTCTTCGGCAACCCCACCCGCAACGTCGGCCGCTTCAAAGACTGCTTCCCGGGCGGTGCCTTCTCCACCTACTGGCACTCCACCGAGATCGACTCCCGCACCGTCCGCTTCACCAACAAAACCCAAATCGCAAAGTGGATCACCGCCTATGGCGAAGACTCCGACTTCTGTCGCATCCGCATTTACGGCCAGTTCCCGCGCGTTGGCGAGATGGAGTTCTTCTCCGCTGAAGATGTTCAGGCAGCTGCTCTTCGCGATGCTGTTTCTGGTATATCTGATCCCCTTGCTCTTGGGGTTGATGTTGCACGCTATGGGAAGAATTCTTCTGTCATCTACCCGCGCAAGGGAAGGGATGCGCGGACTTATGATCGGCAGCGGTACCAAGGACTGAGCACGGTCCAACTCTCTGATCGGATCTTCGAGGCCAACTTCACCTACCATGCGGATGGCATCTTCATCGACGGTGGTGGTGTGGGCGGTGGTGTAGTGGACCAAATCCGTGCCAAGGCTCTCCATTGCTACGAAGTCCAGTTCGGTGCGAAGGACGACACCCCGCACCACACTTGGGGCAGCCAAGGCGAGCGTTACGCAAACAAGCGCTCCGGGATGTACGGCGCAGCGCGGGCGTGGCTCAAGACCGGTTGCATCCCCAACGACCCAGATCTGCTTCGCCAATTTAGCTCCATCAAATACACCATCAACAAGCGCGATGAGATCCAGCTGATCTCTAAAGAGGACATGCTGAAACTCGAGCCCGATCTCGAGCTCGATGACATCGATGCCTTTGTCACCACCTTCGCGCACGCGCTGGCGCCGCATGAATTTGCCGGTGGCGAGCACGCCCGCAAGCCCCTCGTCGAGCACGAATACGACCCCTACCGCACCTTCGAACTGGAGGACGCATGAGCCTCTCCGCCCCCACTCCCACGCCCCCGGCACCGGTGCTCCCCCAAACCACCCCTGCGGCTCCACCTGCCTTCGGTGCGCAGGCCGCCCCTGGGCAAAAGCCAAAAGCCAAAGCCTCGCAGCCCACCTTTCTCGGCGCGCAGCTTTCCTCTAATCCCTCCAACACGGGTCAAAAGACCCTCCTTGGCACATGAACAAATCCCTCCTAATCGAGTGCCTCCGCAAATGGGCTGGTGTCTGGCTAGGGAAACGGGTGCGTTTGATCGACGCACCCACCGACTCAAGCCCCCGGGACATAGGGGCGACTTGCTTCGCTGAGCAACACTTCATCGCACTTGGCGCTCAGCACCTTGTCCACAAGCCTGCGCACAGGACATGGTCACGCACACAACGTGGTTGCTATCTCGGCTATCTGCGGGGAGTAGGCTACGGGCGCAGGGCCTTATGTCTTCCGACCTACTCTCCGAGCCGCAGATGCCCGTAGTCCCGATCACCAAGAACCAGCCCTCCGCTCCCGCTCAGCCTATGCCCTCTGAGCCAGCGCTTCTAATGGCCCTGGCCGAGATGCACCGTCAGGGTCGATTCGAAAAGCCACCCGCAAAGGAACCCACATAGTGCAATACGGCTCCGCTGCAGCCACCTCCACCTACCCCAACCTCTCCCCCGAGGCACGGGCAAAGGTGCGCCGCGCGACCAACCGTCTTGCCCCCGGCCCAGCTTCTGATCCTGAAATCGCCTTCCGCCGGGCCTCCGAATCCCGCCTCATCGGCCTCCGTGTAAACCGCTTCTCCTGGTGGGTGCACTGGCGTGAACTCGCCGATTACGAACTCCCTCGAAGGTACAAATGGCTGATCACCCCGAATCAAATGGCCCGAGGCTCTCCGATCAACGCCCACATCTTAGACTCGACTGGCTCGATGGCAGCAAGGAACTTGGCTGCCGGGATGATGATGGGTTGCAGCGATCCCACCAAGCGCTGGTTCCGCTACAAGCTGGGGCGATTGGATTCTACACAAACCTCGCCTGTGTCCTTGTGGCTAGCCGAGGTCGAACGCATCATCGGTCTGGTCCTCGCTGAATCCAACTTCTATGACTCCCTCGCCATCTTCTATTTCGACCTCGTCGTCTTCGGCACCGCCTCCATGCTCATCTACGAGGACTTCGACAATGTCATCCGATGCGTTAATCCTTGCCTGGGCGAGTATTATGTTGATAACGATGGTCAACTTCGCCCTTGCATCTTTGCTCGGGAGTTTACTTACACTGTTTCCCAGGCCGCGGAAGAATTCGGAGTCGAAAACCTTTCCCCGTCCACCGCCTCCCTCTGGGCCCAAGGCGGCACATCGCTAACCCGTGAGCTCGTCATTGCCCACATGGTTGAGCCCAACATCGATGGAAGGACATACGGTGTCCCAGAATCCTTCGCCTATAGAGAATGCTATTGGGAGTGGGGTGGCTCTGCATCTCCTCAAGGAGGCTCATCATACAGCCCGGGTCTACTCCGCAAGCGAGGTTTTCATGAGTCACCCGCCATCGTCACACGATGGGATCTCGTATCTAATGATGCGTACGGCCGATCCCCTGGTATGGACGCTCTACCCGATATCAAACAGCTGCAACTAGAAACCAAGCGGCTCTCGCAGGGCATTGACAAAATGGTCAACCCTCCGATGATCGCTGATGTCCAACTGAAAAACCAGCCCGCTTCCCTCCTCCCTGGCGGCGTGACCTACGTCTCCGGTATGATCGCTCAGGGCAAAACTGGCTTCGCTCCGGTCTACACCGTTGATCCCAAGGTCAACGAAATGCGGGAGCAGCTTGGGGAAGTCCGGGCCCGCATAGGGAGCACCTTCTACAATGATCTCTTCAAAGTTATCTCCCAGTTCGAAACCCGCTCCAACGTCACCGCTACCGAAATCGACGCTCGACGAGCGGAAGCAATGCTTATGCTGGGCCCAGTCCTTGAACGTCTCAATCACGAGGGCTTCGCTAAGATTCATGATCGAGTGTTCGGCATCGCCTCAAGGGCAGGTATTTTGCCTCCCGCTCCTGCGGAGGCTCAAGGAAAGCACCTTACCATCGAATTCACCTCCATGATCGAGCTCGCCCAAAATGCGAATCAAGCCTCTGGGATTGAACGTCTATTCAACATGGTGGGAGCGCTCGCCGGGATTGACCCCGCAGCTGTCGATAACGTTGACATTGACTACGGACTCGATAAGGTATCGCATCTATACAATAACGATCCCAAACTCATTCGCTCGCCTTCTCAGTTGGCTGCGATTCGTCAACAGCGCGCAGCGCAAGCCCAGCAAGCCCAACAGGCCGCCCAAGCCGACACCGCACAGAAGCTAGCCGCAGGAGCCAAAACCCTCTCCGAAGCCCAGCCCGGTTCAGGCTCCCTCCTCACCAAACTAACCGGTGCGGCATGAAACGGTTTGAATACAAAAATGAACTAGTCGAGGGCCTCGGCTACAGCACAGCCGAGGAAGCCACCGTTGTCCTCAACCGCTTCGGCCAAGACGGCTGGGAAGTGTTTCAAATGTTTGTCACTGGCGAGCATGCCCAAGTCTGGATGCGCAGGGAGATCGCGGCATGAAAATACTCCTCGCTCTCCTTTTGATCGCTGGCTCTTACCCCGATTCCCAACTCAAGGGCTGGTTTGACTCACTTAAAAGTGGAAAGGGTCTTTGCTGCTCCTTCGCTGATGGACGCACCGTTGCAACCGACGATTGGGGAATCAAAGGCGCTCACTATTGGGTAATCGTTGACGGACAAAAAATAGTCGTCCCCGACGACGCACTTATCTCCGCTTCCAATCGTCTTGGCCAGGCTATCGTTTGGCCTTACGAATATGAGGGACAGCTTGCCATCCGCTGTTTTATCCCCGGAGCCGAGACGTGAATGACCACTACAACGCAGCCGACCTCCGAGCCCTTCGTCGTGCAACCCGCGCTGCTAAGCACGCTGAAGCAGAGCGTCGCGTTGTTATTTTTAATCTCATGGCTTCTCCTGGTGGCAGGAATTGGGTGCATTCTATCCTTGCCGACTGCGCCATATTCTCCACAACCTTCACGGGTGAAGCGCTATCTGGTGCGTTTAATGAAGGCAAGCGAAGTGTGGGTCTGCAACTTCTTACTGACGTGGTGCGATGGGCGCCCGATCAATACATCCAAATGATGCGTGAGCAAACCGATAAGGAACAAGCAAATGCCCGACGAGACGACAGTGGACACAGCGGGAGTGACGCGAACGGCGGAGGGTCAGATCTCGGACGGCCAGACGACGCAGGTGGATCAGTCACCTTCGAGTACGACCCCGGAGACGACGGAGTCGGGGAAGACACTACTCACTGAGGACAAGTCTCCAGATGCAAGCAAAACGAGTGACGATAAGCCGACTGCTTCTGACGGTGCGCCTGAGAAGTACTCGGACTATACCCTTCCAGATGGTTTCACCCTTGATCCGGCGGTTAAAACTGAAGCTGACGCCCTTTTCAAAGGCCTTGGCCTTGACCAAAAGCAGGCGCAGAGCCTCGTCGATTTCTATGGCAAGCAAATTTCCGAACTCTCCTCCGCCCCCGCCAAGGCCTATCAAGAAATGACCGACGGCTGGCGCAAGGACTCCGAATCGCACCCCGACCTGCGCGGCAAGCTCGGCCCGGGTCAGGAGATAAACGTTCGCATATCCAAGGCCCTTGATGGTCTTGGCGATCCGAAGCTGGCCTCAGACTTCAAAGCAGCCATGGACCTAACCGGAGTCGGCAACCACCCTGCCTTCATCCGTGTCATCT